CCTTTTGTCAATGCCATTAAGTATTTATAATTAATTAATAAGCTTCTTTTTTCATCTTTTTCTTCATCATCATCTTGTGCTTCATCTCATCTTCTTCCTCTTCTTCTTTTTTCATATGCCATTTTTCTTCTTCTTTTTTCATGGCTTTATGTTTCATTTCTTTTTCTTCTTGTGTTACCAAACCTTGAGCAATCTCTTGCTTTTTGGCTTCAATGTGTGCTGTAACACGGTCGTGAATTGCTGCATACAATTCTGCTCTAAAATTAACTGCATCATCTTGTGCTGCGTAATCGATTAGGTTTCTTGTTGTATCGGACATATTAATCTCCTAGTTAAAATTTTATGATTATATTTATTGATTAGATGGATTCTTTTCTTTACTTTGATCCAATCTCATATCTAATTGGTTTTGATGCTCTGCATCTTCTTGGCCAATTTGAGAAACCATTTGTTGTTGTGCAACATCATTTGTAACACCAACTGGCAATCCTAATCCTGCTTCTTTCTCATCTTCAATTTCTCCCTGCATGACTTTAATTTCATCGTCATTCAAACGCAATACGTTACGTTGAATCCATGCCTGTGAGAAATAACGACCTGTATATGGATCTACTGATGCCAACAATTGAAGTCTGTTAGTCATTAACTCTGCTTCTTTCAACTCAGTAAAGTTATTGTCTTTAATGAAATTATAATGAATGTGCTCTTTGAATTCATTCCATTCTGCATCTGTACAGATACCTTTAAGAACACATTGTACACGTAATGCTTGGTCAAACAGGTCGGAGAATTTAGCTCTCATGCGACCAACAAACTTGGCAAATTTCAATTCATCTCTTGTGATTTCACCAACACGACCTAAAGAAAAACCAGATTGGTTTGGATCAAGTCTGGAGACTGGAACGTTTAATGATTTATACAGTTTCTTCTCAAAATACTTAACGTCTTCCAACTCACCTAGGTTCTGTCCACCTGGTAGTGTAGTAATCTCTGTACCTTTGCCGCCTTCTCTACGTGGTAACCAGAAGTCTTCCATCATAGACAAGAATTTACGGTCATCTCTAACTTCACCTGTGTTGGCATCATATACAAGTTTGTTCTTGTATTTTACCATGATGTCACGTAGGTATTGTTCTGCTTTTAACTTTGGTAAATTTCCAACATCAATATAAAAAATGCGGCGTTCAGGAGCTCTCGAAATACGGTAGATAACCGTTGCATCCTCAATCATACGTAATTGATTTAGAGGCTTAATTGCTTTATGTAGATAACTAAGAACAACCGCTCTACGGGAATCCATCAAACCAGAAACAACTGAAATAATAGAATCTGTTGTGATACGAGTACCAACTGGACCATAGTTTGTAGAACTACCAGTGGTTACTTTGTCATTGAAAATGTAATATTCGTTTACGGTGTTAACAACTTCAACACCCGTACGTTCATCTTTTTGTTTTTTGACCTCACGAATTTTGCGTAGTTTGCGTGGATCAATGTAACGTAATTCTTTGATACCTTGAGTTGGTTGCTCACGGTCTATGATAATGTGGTAATATAATTTTCCGTCAATGTAATATCTGCGGAATATATCTTGAGCCATATTCTTGTAATTCAACATCTTCATTACTGTGTTGAATTCGGCTTTGATTGCTTTTTTAATCTTGTCTGGTTGTTCTAGGTCATCCAAAATAATTTCTAGAATCTTGCCGTCATCGTCTTGGCAGATTGCTTCGTTTACGATATCGTCAATGGCAGATTCAATTTCTGGTTGCATTGCCATTTCACGATAACGAGATATTAATTCTACCTCGTTCTTTGCAGTTCCATCTAAATCTACGTATGTACCATAATATGCGGCAGATGTAATCGTTAATGCACCATCGTCATTTGCTGGTGGGCTAAATGATTGTTGGGTTTCTTGTTGGTCTTCACCACGAGAGATGGTAAAGCCAAATAAAGAGAATTTATTTGCCATTTTTTTCCAATTTTCAATTCAAAAACACATAAAGGGACCGAAGTCCCTTTGATATAATATTAAGATGTTGTGACTGTTGTATTTGTAGAAGTCCAGTATTGATATGCAAATGTAACAGTAAATTCTTCAATACTGTCATTTGAACCCCAATCTAAATCGATTGGAGACATATCAACTGGGAACATACCCACAAAGTCATAAGCCTTGATAGCACCAGCTAAACCATCTGAACCACCAGTTTTTGCATACTGGTAAACGTGAGCGTCAGATGTATAACCTAATGCTTGTGTTGTAGTAAAGTTATTTGATTGTACAGAAGTACCTCTCAAATTACCTTGATTACTGTTTATATAGTTCATCCATGCTTCAATAGAATTGCGAATAATGAAGTTCTCATCGTTAACAATTGTTACTGTCCAATCAGCAAATGTTCTGTTACCAGCAAATTTTACTTCACGACCAAAGTAATACATTGGGACTGTGCCCAATGTAGAACCAGGAAGTTGAGCAGCTTTTGCTAGGAAAGATAATGATGTTGATGAACTTCCTGCCGCAGGGTTAGCACCAGGTGCATTTTGTCCAGTTGGGATATTTGGAATACTTACCTGGAACAAATTTGGGCGGGCGCCATCGCCTGTTAGGCGTGTTGTGAAGTCGCTAATTTGAAATGCCATTTTATTCTCCTATTTGTTCTTATTTATTAAGCTGTTGTAGTGGTAATTGTTGAGAAATTAACACCAGTGCCAACTGCAACAAAATTCAACTGGATAAAGTTAATAGAACGAGCAGGCTGAATATAAATGTCACCAACAAATTGGTTACTATTAATGACCTGTGGTGTGTTATTAGTATTATCGCAAACAACTTGGAACGCATTAATACCACGTTGACCTTGAATGTTACGCAAGAATGGAGTTACTAAAGACACAAACTGTGCTTGTGTAAATGCATCATTGAATTCAAACAATGAGTATTGAGCAGCTCTCTTGATTGCTTGTTCAAGTGTGATAAACAATCTGCGAACATTTATTCTATCAAATGCAGAAGGTTGTGATTGCATTGTTTTGTCACCAAACAATACTGTACCTTGACCAGGGAATGAAGCAACTGGATTAACAGCAACTTGATACAATGCGTCACGTTCAGATTGAACTGGATTCCATGCCAACTTGATAACGTTCTTGATAACGCCACGGTTGTAACCAGCAGGAGACCACCATGGATTGTTTGCTGTGTCTGTGTATACACATAGACCTGCAATGTCACCATTCAATGGAACCCAACGGTACACGTTGTTGTACTTGTCAAACATATATTTCCAACCAGAATCTGCAAAACCATATGAACCTGTTGGTCCACCAGTAATTGAAGACAATGTATTCATCCATGACAATACGCTAGTTCTTTCACTGCCAGAGTTATTGACAACTGCTGATTGTGGTGGAGAAACGAACGCAACTGCATCACGGCGTGTAGCTGCAATATTAATTGCATTTGTTTGTACTGCCAAATCTGTATATGGACCAGTCAACAATAATGAAATTGTTGCCTGTGCAGGATCAGCAAACAAGTTTTGTGCATTAATGATATCTGAATCAGTAATTGTTGCATCTGTACCAGCAGACAATGGAAGTGTATAAGCACCAGACAATGTAGCAAAAGATGTATTTGCTGTTGTTTTACCCCATGTAGCATTTGTAGAATTGTAGTTTACTGGATCAACTGCGTAAACGTATTTTGAGTTATTGAAAATAGCGTTTTTGTAGTAGTTTGATTGACCATTAGAATCAACACTGTCAGAAGCCTTAGACAAGAAAGCAAAAGTTTCTAGAACTGTACCTTTTGTTCCTGTGAACAAACCGCCTGTATCAACAACTGCAATGTGAATTTGGTCATTAGCTGCACCTAATTGTGTACCAGTGTAACTTGTACTTGGTTGGCTATTGAAGTAACCAGACAATGAAGTGTTTGCATAATTTGTGTTAGCAGAATTATAAAGTGGAACACTCCAGTTTGTATATTGATTTGCTGTTGCGCCAGCGTCAATAACAGAAACTGTTAATGAGTTACCCAAAGCACCAGGATAACGTGCAACGAAAGCACCTAATGCGTTTGAAGCACCAGATGGTAAGTAGTTGTATTGGAATACATTTGAGTTAGTAATCTGAACTTGTGCATTAGCATTAGCAGAAGAATTGTAACTTGCTGTGTTTGCTGCACGAACAACTTGCAAATTGTTACCATAAGCTAAGAAAGAAGCTGCGGTAAAGAATGAAGCATATGTGTTGCTATCAGGTTTTCCAAATGTGTTAAGTAAGATTGTTTCTGAGGAAACTGGAATAACTGTTGCGGCTGGACCCCATGCAAAAGGACCTGCATATGCGCCTGCTGTTGTCAGAACGGAAGGCACAACGGTAGTTAAGTTAACTTCGTTTACACTTACGCCTGGAGATAATAGATTTGCCATTTTTTTCTTCTCCTTGAATTATTAT